CGTGCAACAACACATCGATCTGCGGCTTGAACACCCCACCTTCGATGCTCTCAGTTATCAGCTCTCGGCTCTCAGCTGATAGCTGACCGCTGACCACTGACCGCACGAACTTCTCATGTCTCACCGCCATCACCCCGTACGGGATCGCCACCGCCTCCCTGCGCGCCGCCTGGAACTCATCCTGCCACGTCTTCCAAGTGTCTCCCCACGCCTTCAGGAGGTCACTCTGCGCCCGAAATCCGCTCGTGCCATCTAAAATGCCATCCTTGCCGCCATGCTTCAAAATCACTGCCTGAGCCTCTTTCCCGAATTCCAACATCAGCTCATGCGTTCTACCCGTGAAAAAGACCTGCAAACGTAAAAGCGCCTTGAAAGAAGTCTTGTCCAACTTGCCCAGGGAAACTTCATCCAGCCTCGCAATTAACTTCGATGTCTTACTTTCCACAATGAACATTAGATACTGATTCCTTTTAGGTTCTGCGCAAACGCCGCGCTGTCCAAACCTTCACCGCTCAAAATATCAAGGTCTACATCCTGCAAATAGCTCGCAAGGATCACCTGCACCACGTCCTCTTTCACGCCCAGCACACGCAGCCGCGCCGCCGCATCCGCCAGATCTCGCAGGTCCGCTGGGGAGAGAGTCCGCGCCTTGCGCCAAATAATTTTGTACTCAACATCCGCAGGGAAGATGCCGTTCAAAAGCCATTCTCTTTTCAGCAACGGCTGGATGATTTCTGTCGCAGCCCATTCCCTGCCCTGATTCAATGTATCTTCGTAAGCGTCTTTTTTCTCGCCCAGGATGTCACGGTTCAATTCTCCGCCATAAGCGATCAGCTCCATCGGCGTATCGCTGGCTGTGCCCATCGTGGCGATGTGATGCTGCACATCCCCGATGTGATCGATATTTCCGTCGCCCTGATGGACCGTCAGCGAGCCTGGTTTGTTCGAGAAGAAATCGATCACCGCCGCCAGCTTACCCAGCGCCAGTTTATTATCCTCTTTATATTTTTCAACATCCGCCGCCGATCCCTCGATCACATGTTGACGTAACTGCGCACCGCCGATCTTGCGCCGCACCGCCACATTCAACTCACCATCTTCAACGTATTTGAATTGCTTGCGCGCGCTCTTCATCATCGGGCGTCCGTAACGGCTTTCTTCGTCATGATTCCAGCGCGCATGGATCATCTTCCATTCAGGAAACCAGGTCGCATCCTTCGGCGGTTCCATGCCCATGAAGTTGTCACTGCCCATCCAGAACGCGCGTTCTGGATTATCGAACTTATCCGCCGCATTCGTATTACGGTGCATCTGCAAGGTTGGCTTGCGAGTCACATCCGAGATCAACATCGTGGTCTGGCTTGAGCGCAATAACGTGCCAGTTCCATCTGCAATTTCCACTTCCAAAAATGAGTCGCCATCTCTTAAAGATAATCTCAGCCAGTTTTCCAACTTCTGATTCAAGCTCAAACGTGTCTGTAATAGGCCAGCCACCAAAAACGCATCCGCATTTTTCGTTCTAATAAAGTAACCGCCGCGCATCAGATCCTGCGGGAAACGCCTGTGCATCTTCTCCACTCGTGGATCACCATCATACATCCCGCGGCAATCCTTTATCACAGAATTGCGGTCCCGTTCCACCTTGAACCGCGAATACACATCCTCAGTGATCACAGGCGCAACATCGCTCCCTCTCCCTATGGGAGAGGGCTGGGGTGAGGTGGGGCTTGGGTTCATAAACGCTTTGACACGATCAACAATTGTTGGCATGGCTTTTCCTTTGTGTACCTTTGTGACCGTTGTGGTAAAAAATCATTTCAACGTATCCTGAAGCATTCTTTCCAGCTTCGGCAAATTTCCTTCGAGGGTGCTCATCACAACTGCAAATCTGCCGCCGTTCGATAATTCCAAAAACTTTCCATAAAATACCGTGTGACCCAGTGTAATGATCAATGTGTTTTTATCTCCACTTTCAACTGTCACATCGCTCATCTGCGCTGTTGCGTCAGGCGTCACCGTGCCTGCCAGCGTTTCAAGTCCAAAACCATCCACCGCAAAAAATAAACCGCCTCTCGCGTTCGCAGTCCGATCTTCCCAGACTGCATCCTGCCGCGCTTCATCCTGTACAAACTGTCCCCAATAATTCGCCACCGCCTGCACAGCCACCAGCACATCCTGTCCATATTTCTTGATCGCAGGGATCAATTGCTGACTTGGCGAAACGACCCATTTGAAACCACTATTCATCCTTCAAACCTTTATCTTTGTCTTTGATGGATTCAAGAATGATTTTAGGAATTCTTTTGTCATGTCGCATTGCTTCCACAATCAAAGGACTAAGTATTTGCCCTCTTAATTGTTCCATGCAGGACTGACATAAAAATAGGAAGACCTTGCCATCCTCGCCAATTTGGATAAATCCATAATTTCCAGTCGCTCGTTTTCCATTATCAAATTCACATGAGTAAACGGTAAATTGACCATTGAATTCTTTTTCTTGTTCTGGGTCATGCAAGCAATGTTTCATAATTCATCCTTCATCATTCGATTGCCACCGCTTCCGCCTGAGTATCCACATCGCGGTTCACGGCAATAAAAACAATTTTATAAAGCACATCAGCTTCAGTGAAACGATCGTCGACCATCACATCCATATCGGGTTCGCCAAACACAACCACCGCAACACGAGCCTCCCGCGCCGCGTCACTCTGCAAATGGAATGAGCGATTCACTGCCTCGATCCGCACTTCCTGCGCATCCAAAGTCAGATCGCCGCGCCGAAACTCCACAGGCACGGAACGATCCGTCCGCACCTGTGCCATCTCCGCTTTCATCCTCAGCCAATCACTAGCGCTCATCATCTCATCACCGCCCCGTTGTATTGATTGCAGGCCGATATGAAATCGCCATTCAGTTCAGACAATCGCTTTGAATATCCATCAGCCACGCCGCTCTTATCTACAGACATATTGCCAACCGAATATCGGAACCCAGCGCCAGCGTTTGCATTTGACAATTTCTCGAACGCGATATTTTTCGCCTTGATCATCACGATCTGCGCCTCCTCCTCTGTCAGCGGATAGTTATCATCCACATCCAGCACCCACGCCGCCTTATATTCGATGTAGCGCGTCATGGTGTAGCCTGGCGTCGGGAAGAATGTGATGGTGCCGTTTTGAATGGTGTACTCCTCCTCGAATGGATTCAACTCGCTGAACGGGATAATGCCCGATTGAGTGACAATCACATGATGCTCAGGCGAATATGGATTGTCAATCTCGATCATGCTCAAAAAATCAGCGGGCAGTGAATAGGATGCCGTGCCAGAGATGATCTCGAGCGTCCCATTCTTGATCAGCCCGCACCGACGCGAGAACTCGCGGATAGCATCCTTGATCGCGCGTTCATACTGCGCATCACTCGGAACGCCATCCACCGCAGACACATCCTCCTGCAATTCAGTGATCATATCGGCGAGGGCTTTGGTCATTTCTTCCTCTTGTTTTTAGCTCTTATTTTCACAACTTTTTCAACTGGCTCAGGCGTGACGGTTGTAGAAATTGTTTCAGGCATCAGCACCACATTTTCTACAGGGGCAGGTGCAATAGCCTTCTCAACTACCGCTTGCTGGATTACTTCGGCAGGTGTATCTGACTTCTCCGCAGTGACCACAAAATCAGGATCATTTACCAGCGCCTGCGCCAGCCTCGGATTCACATCGCGCACATCATCCGTATACAGAAATCTGCCATTCACCATGCGCGGATTTTTTCCAGTGTATCGAATCATCGTCATAATAATGCTCCTGTTTCGCCCTCCCCCAAGTGGGGGAGGGCAGGGTAGGGGTTGAATTAGCTCGCGTTTACAGCGGCAAACCCGTTCTTCCAGTAGTTTCCAATCCAGCGAGTTTCGCCCAAGTTTGAAAGGACATTGGACTTGGTTGCTGAAATGTAATTACCAGAATAGATGGCAAAGCCAGCGGTCGCAAGATCATTCACACCTAAAGCAAGCGTGCGCTGACCGCCATGGATGGTATTGCCTTTGAATACGGTATTATCGCCGTTGACGGTTGTGGCTAAATGAATGCCTGCGGTTTCTGCGCGGATTTGATTGTTCTCGATGCGGCTTGAATTAAGGTGCGTGCCACCAGCCCAAATACCGTGCAAATGCCATGAGTCATTCGTGCCGATCCAATTGTTATCATGGATGTATAGCCCGCCAGCCGCGCCAGAGAAGCGAATCCCACCATCGCAGCTAATTGTGGCAAGTGTCGGATCAGCCGCCTTAAATGCGCAGAAGGCGATCTCTGAGCGGAACAAATTGACAAAGTCCAGCGCCCATGAGTTGTCGCTATGAATGAATTGCAGATTGAACAATCCAAGTCCGCGCGCTGAACCAGCCGCCGCATCCAAATCAGCGGTCGCACCGTCGCCAATACAGGGAATTCCCGTTCCGTCGCCGTATGGAGTTGCGCCTTCTCCAACAACATCGCAATAGTTCGGCAGGGCAGTCAGCGCGGTGTAAGGTGTTCCAGTTCCGCGCACATGGATCAAAGCCTTCCCATAGACATTGGCTTGCGCCAGGCGGAATGCTTCCCATACGGTGATTGCCTTTGAGAGTTGAGCATAGGGTCTTGTCCATGACAAGCCGTTGTTGGCCGTGTCACTGCCGTTGATGTTATCGACGTAATATGTCTTCACATATTGTTCAGCGTTGATCTTGGCGATCAAACCACTCAATCCATTCAGCATTCCCGTTCGTAAATTTACATCAGGTGTAGTCATTTCTTATTTTCTCCTTTGTTGGGCATACCTTCTCTCAGGAAGGATTCATCTCAACATAATAATTTTCATCTCACATTCCCCTCTCCTATAGGAGAGGGGGTAGGGGTGAGGTGGGGGTCAGATTCAATTACGTAACCTTCACAAGCGCAGGCTTGCGAGGGATCGGACTGATCGACGCGTTGTATTCTTCGCAATAATATTGCTCAGCCGCTACCAGTTGTCTGTTTGCGCCGAAGGTCTGGAACGCCCCTTTGACGTTCATGGGTGAGAAGACGCGGTGCATCACAACTTCGCGGTTCCCCACCAAAATCCAGCTATCCCGCATTTCAGTGGACTTGAAC